CATTTTAGCATTTGTAATTTGTGAGTCTGCAATATGTTGTGTATCAATACTACCATCTACATAATGTTCTGAGTCTATACTGTCATCTGCAATTTTACTTCCATTNACAGCATCAGCAGCAATCTTAACAGTTGTAACACTTCCATCTGCTAATTGAATTGTACCAATAACTTCACCTGGAATAGATGAATTAGTTTTTGATAAAGCACCAATGTAAACATTAGTGATTGCTTCATTTGATAATGAGCCACTATCCCAAGTTACATTAACTGTAGTGTTTGTAGAAAAAGTTGAAGAACTAATTGTTCCATAAATTGTACCAGGTGTAGCAGCAGTTATTTTAATTCTTCTGCCTTCATGGTAAATTGAAGTTACATCAACACCATCAATTCTAAAAGAAGTACCACTTACATAAGTTGATACATAAGCACCTGAACCATCACCATATTCAACCCATTGAGAATCATTAAACCATTCTCTAGTATTCTTCATCAAAGCTCTAATGGCATTGTTCAAGTTAGAAGGTAACATTCCTTCTGCTGTACTTATACCATTAAGTGAAGTGTTGTTTGCTTGTGTTGTTGAATAATCTTTTATACCTGCCATTTTAATCTCCTATGAACCAAGAATAAGCTTTGTCGCTTTCTTTGTTTCTGTCATTTATTAATGTATTGATAGCTTCTTCAATTTGTCTTTGAAAAAATTCTTGTGTTTCAAAACTATATCTAACGTTATCTATATCAGTTTTTTCCGTCATCTCAAACCTATTCTTGAAGCTACTAAATCAACTCCTTGTGCATGAGTCCATACAGATCCAGCAGGAGTAGTAACTTTAATTTTAAAATATCTACCAGATTGTCTTACTGGATTATCTCCACTTGCAACCATTATAGCTGGAACAGATTCGGTAGCTGTATCAGCTAATCGTTCTTTGCTCTGAATAGTTACTGTAGATGTTGCATCCACAATCGGTCTAACATTTGTTATACTACTTCTATGGCTTGGAAACAACTCTAATTCTCTGGTTTCTATAGTTCCTATATTTTCAGTTCCAGAGAAAATTGAAGCTTTATAATTATTATCTATAGCACCTAAATATCTTTGACCACCATTCCAAAAGTCAGTATCTAAAGCAATGTTAATTTGATCTAAGTTTTCTGATATAATATCCATTAATTCTACAGTATATGCACCAACGAATTGTGAGAATATAGAACTAGCATTAGTATCTGCTGTACTCCATTTTTGAGTAGCATAATTATAAATAATAACTTTATCACAAATACCTGTAGTATTAGATGTATTAGAAGCTGAAGGATATAACCACATAGCTAATTGATTAAAAGGATCAACAGCAGCTACAATTCTATCTGAGAAAGCTTTGTTTAAATCTGTATCAAAAAATCTATTAACTTTTTCTGCACCAATAGCACTAACTTGATCTCCATTTAATTCATAAAATCCATCATCAGCATAAAAGAATACTCTACGATTATCTTGACAAACTGTTCTTCCATATACTGCACCTCTATTAGGTGAGATAACTGAAAGTCTAAATACTGTTGCACCACCGACATAGTCCATACGAACTATTTGGTTTTGTCTAAACACATAAGAAATTTCTCCAGATGTAATGTGAACAATTTCTCCACCTGAACCTGGAAGGTCTTGGAAGTCTGATTGTTTAGATCCAAATTCCCAAGTTGAAATATCATTAATACCAGACCATTGTATTCTATTAGAATTATTTTGAATATTACCTGTAACTAAAAAATCTCTAATCACACCTGATACTTTAAAATTTGGAACTGTACCTGATGTTGCAATGCTAGATAAATCTGCAAAGTTAGTTGATGTTCCCATTAAATAATATTGAGGTACATCTACACCATTACTTGCTATGACATAATTACCGAATTGAGTAAATGTCCAATAATCTGTATTATCTCCAGTTAAACTAGATTTTCTTGAAGTAAAAGTTCCACCATCTAATTCATATAAATCTGTATTAGTTGCAACAAAGTTAAATACAGTATTAGAATTATCTCTAAAAGATCCTGCACCTCTACTATCTTTACCTATGTTGTTAGTTGAGTAAGGAACTAATGAAGGAAATCTTTTATAAGATGATGCTGCAAAATAAACATTGTTAGCAACCGTTGCACCAGGATTTAAATATGCTGGTTGATCTGGTAGCCATTCGCCAAAAGGTATTTGCATTAATATTCCTTAACCGTTATTGTTTGTAGCATAATAATTCTTATCATTAAATGCACCTGCTACTGTTACATCTGATTGTTGTTGTAATGGAGCATTACCATAAGCATCTTCTCTATCATTTCTTTCAAGTCTTTCTAAAGCTGTAGTATAGTTTTGTTGCCATCCTTGTAATCTTTGAGGATCAATTCCTCCTAAGAAATTAGCAGAATGATATAAAGCACCATATAAATAAATAGCAGGATGATTTGTTAGAATATAATTTGTAGTATTTGTATCTGATAAAGCAGGAAACTGTTTATAGTAATTTAAATAAAGAGTGTAATTACTATCAGGAATTGGAGCAAATCTAATATCATCTCCTAAGATTGTATATGAAGATGGTTGTCCAGAAGTTGATCCACCTTTTATCTGATCCATTTGAGCAGGAGTAATATAAGTTAAAGCATACTTAGTTCCACCATTTAAAATATACATATCTCTTACTTGTAAAAAATCAGATGGTAAAGTTGCTGTTTCTCCACTAAGAGTTAAAGTTGTTTGATCTATCATTTTTCTAATTCTTAATTTAGAATTAAAATCTTTTTCTGCTAGAACAATAAAATCCTCAGAAATTTCAGTTGTTAAATCTGATCTGTTTAACCAATTTGCGATTGATGTTTTTAAATCTGAATAAGTTGCTAATGCCATTATAATTTTCCTTCAGCAGTTTTAAAATATCTAAATTCGCTGCTATTTAATTTTTGTTTTAATATTTTTTTTTGAACTTCTGGTGGAAGTGCAAACCAATTACTATCACCATTATACTCATTTGCCCACACACTTAAAGCAATAGTTGGAATACTGGCTACTCTTTTCAAATCTCTTGATTTAGAATAGCCATCATTCATGTTCAACAATTCTTTATTGTGTTTTATGTGTGAATCAATATTAACTTCTTCTTTAACTGCAATTTTGCCTTCCATGTCATCTTTCATGTAAGTTGTTTTTTGCAATCCGTCTAAAATTATATCTTTTCTCATCTGCCTTGACCTTTATATCTTGTTTGTCTTTTTTGTCTTTTCTCTGATTTGTTCTGAGATTTTTTATGCTTACCAGGTCTTTTAGGTGGTTTAGCTCTTGGAACAAAATGAGTGAACTTTTGTTTAGCCATATTAGCCAGACATTTCAGTAACAGAAACTTCAGCAGTACCTATCACAGCAACTTTTTCACCAGGTGAAACTTTAAAAATTTCAGGTTGGTCAGCAGGTACAAATATACTTGCAGATCCAGCAGTAGCTGAAGCTGTAGGTGCAGTTCCAAATAAAATATGAATGTCAGCAGGTGTTGCTATTCTTACATATTCAGTTTGAGTACCAAATGCAGCAGATGCTACAGATGAACCTGAAGCTGATAAGCTTTGATGTGTAGTAGGTCTTAATCCGTAATTAAAACTCATAGTTTTTCTCCTAATTAATTATGGGGGAAATACCGCTAGGCAAGATCCCCCAAATGTTATTATCTTCTTATTACAAAAGTTACAACTGCTTTTGAAGTATTAGAAGATCCACCGTCTGTAATCATTTCGATAGATCCACCTTCAACAACAGTATTGTTTCCAGTTGGTGAAGCTGTATCAACAGCACCAGCAGAGCCAGAAGCTACGATAGATATTCCACCACCAGTAACTGCTGTACCACCAATTTCAAAAGAAAGTGCGGCAGTTCCTGTAATAGTTGCTTGATTAGCAGTTAAAATTTTTACAATTTTTCCGCCATCAGGTATTGCAACAAAAGTTGATGAAGCAGTTGAAACATCTTCGATTTCAGCTGTTATAAAATAGTCGTTTAGTGTTCTCATGTTTTTATCCTTTATTTGCTTCGTTCCGTCATTGACTTCAAAGACCAAACAAAATTGTTAGTTTAATATGATGGGGGATTTCTCCCCCACCAAAAGTATTTATTATGAAGTAGTTAGGTCTGTAACCATTCCACTTGCTTTTTCATTTCTTGACTCAAGAGTGTACTCAGCTACCATAAATCTCTGATCTGCATCTCTAGTTTGTGCAGGAGTTTGTAGAGAGAAATCTCTTAAGAAAGAAACTGCCCAGTAGTCCATCTCTAAGATAAGAGCATCTTGACCTACTTTTGCAGCAGTACCATTAGCACCTCTAATGAATCTGTTTGGAGCTACTTGCATAGTTCCGAAATCTGACTCATATACATCAATAGAAGTAATTAATCTTCTATCTTCAGCAGCGTCAAATCTTGTAGATCCACCAGTAAAGCCTGATAGTTTTTGTTTATTGAAAGCACCAACCATAATCATGTTAGGGTTTCCGCCTTCATTGTAACAAGATCTCAAAACACCTTTTAACTGATCTTCAGTAAAAGCTCTTTGAGTACCATCTACTCTAGCAGCACCGTTACCAGCACCAGATCCACCAGCACCTGCGTCAACGTTAGTTTCGATCCAAGTTTGGCATCCACCTAAAGTTCTTGCAGTTGTAGCATCACCAGCTGCTTTTGCAACGTTAGATAAAAGAGCAGTTTCCATATCTCTTTTTAATTCTTTCGCAGCTTTAGCTACTTGGTAAGCTAACTCATTGTTTCTTCCAGCAGAAGTTACAGCATCATTAGTTCCTGATACTTGAATTCCTTTAGTAGAAATTTGAGTGTAGTTAGTTTCTTTCGCTGTTGCAGCAAGAGTTGCATAAGAAATGTCATCTCCTTCAACCGCAGCGTTAGCAGCAACGTCAGCTAATGCGTCTGTTTGCCATTGGTGTGTAGTGTTTGTTGCTTTGTTTTTTGCAACGCCAGACATAAAAGGAGTTTCTGTTGGACTTATGTTGTAAATAATGTCCGCTAGATCTTCTCTTATTCCGACTGTTTGGTACGTTTGATATGTAGCCATTGTTTTTCTCCGTTAGGTTATTGTTTATAGATAACGCATCAGTAATTCGGTTGCATCTTTTGTGCTTCCAGATTTCTTCAACGTCTTAATCTTATTCAACCTAGATTGACTATCCATATCCTCTTTAGTGCTTTTAACGCCAGACTTAACAAACTTAGATGGTTTAACTTTTTTACTTACTAAATTGGGTTTAGTCGCTTTAGCTTTCATACCATCCATAATCACATCAAACATTCTTGAATCATAAATTCTAGCGACATCTTCATTTGTGAAGCCTTTAGAACTTAAGTAATTCATAATGTTCGACTTAACTGTAGTACCCTTAATAGGATCAGCAATTTCAGGATGTTTTAAATGAAGTTTTTTTTGTTCTTCTTTTAATATTTCCTGGAACTGAGTTTGCTGATGCTCTCTCAGTTTTTGCTGTGCTTGTTGAATTGATTGTTTTCGTTTATTAATTTTACGATCAACTCTTGCAGCTTCAGTAGGATCTTCATCCCAAAGCCTATCTAGCTCTTGGGAATTCACATCATTGTTAATCTCAGCATTTAAAGTCGCCACTAAGGAATTTAAGTCTTCCATCTTGGTCGAATACTGATTTTTCAAACGATCTTCTTCGGATTTAAGCTCTCTTTTTTCGATTGCTATCTCCTCAGTTTTTCGTCTGTAGTCGGCATCTTTTTGATAACCTGCTTTTAATTCTTCAAGGTCAACATCAATCTTTTCACCATTAACAATGACTTGGTGTAGATCGGTTTCTTGTTCTTCAATTGCATTTTCATCTTCTGATGCTTGTTCTTCATCTGCAACTTCCAAAATTTCTTCTGGTTGAGTTTCAGGTTGTTGTTGAACTTCAGATTCTGCTTTTACAGTTTCTTCTTTTTCAACTGGTGTTGCTTCTGGTTGAGGTTTAGTGATAACTCCATTAGAGTCCATTAAACTTTCAATAGATTTAGCAGCACCTTGTACTGACACATTGTTCAGTAATGGGTTTCCGTCAGACATTTAAGTCCTCCTTATTGTTAAGCTGTCCTTCGACTTGGCTTATTCTAACCTTTGTGGTTAAAATTTTGTATTATTCTGTTGTTTTCTGAAATCTTCCAACTGTCTAGATGCAAGTTTTCCAGTTTCAACAATTGTATGTAGGTGTTGTTCAACTTTTCCTACAACATTGTAAGCAATCCAAAGTTTTTCTCTGGTATCACCTTCTTTAGCACCTGTTTTATCTAATAGTGCTTCAGAATAAATTTTTTTAAGAGCTTCTATACTCTCTTGAAAAAGTTTACTCTCCAATATCTGTTTGGCTTCGTTGGATCGGCTCACTTCCACCGCTCTGTCCGCCTGGTCTTTGATTTCCATTTAATCCTTGTACTTGTTTTTGAAACATATTAGCCGATTTTGTTGCTTGGTCAAGAATTTTACCTTCTTCAGCAATCATCATCTTATCTAATTCTGCATCTGCTTTAATTTTTGCTGTATCAAGCTGTGTATTGTACTTTAAACCCATTTCTTTTATCTTCGCTTCAAAATCTAAAGTCATTGCTTGAGTTTTTTGCTGTAATTCTTTGTACTGTAATTCAATATCAGCAATTTTTCTCTTATTCTCAGCATCAATTCTAGTAAATTCTATTTTCTCAATAGGAGTTGGAGCAGGGGGTTGAGGTGGTGGCATCATTTGTTTGCCTACATCTGGATCTACAAAGTAAGTTTGGATATTTTTTAGTCCAGCGTTCTCAATAATTTTAGTTAAAGTGTTATACATATTCTTTAATGTTACCATTGGCATTTCTTTTCCGCCTTGTAATTGGAATGCTTGTAGTTGTCTTTCAAGAATATTATTTAATAACATTATTTGTTGCTCTTTAGAACCAGTACCTAATCCTACAACGATTGAAATATTAAATCTATCTTTCCATTCTGTAGGTCTAACTGGAACATAACTATTATTTAGCATAACAATTTTTTCTTTGTCTTGGTATTTAACCATTAGCTCAAATATTTTTTTAAATAAATCTTTAACTCCAGTTTCTGCAAAGACTCTTGCTATCAATTCTGATCTCATTTGTGTTTGCGTCATCAACGCATTTACACCAGTTGCAGTTTTAGCATTTAAAGTATCTGGACTTAATCCTTGAACTTCTTTTGAGATACCAGTTCTAACTTCTCTAACTGAATCTAGGTAACTTAATAAAGGAAAAGCTTGTTGTGAAATTGGTTGAGCTTGTAAAGGTTGCATAACTTGATTTGGTGGTTGCTTAGTTCTAACTACACCACCTGGTCTAGTCGTTAATAGATCATCCATGTTCACCATTCCATCCATGATCGCAACTCTGTTATTATTTGTTAAATACATATTATCTAATAACTGACGCATCACAGTTGATTTAGTTAATTGAACATCTTCAACTAATTCTGAAATACTTCTTCCATAAAATCTGTGTGGCATTGGAATAGGAGTAACTGTTACAAACGGTGCGTTATCGCAAGGCATATTTTCTAAAATTGTAGAACCGTCATCTCCAGC